CGTCAGTTCATCAAAGCAGATCAACGTAATCTGCGCACCCTGCCAGTCATAAACCGTGGTTTCGAATTGCAGATGGGAAAACTTGATCTTGCCGCCGCGCGGCCAACGCCACTCGCGCAGCCGCAGATGCGGGGTGCCGCCAAGCCTCGGGTAAACACTCAAGCTCTCGTCCCAGAGCGCTCCGGGGTTGGTGATCTGCGGCATCGTGCGCCGGAAGAAGACGGCGGTGAAATTGGCGATCCGACCGACATGACGCAGCGGCTCCAAGATCAGGCCGGCGGTCTTCCCGCCACCCGCCGCACCGCCGTAGATGCAGATGTCGGCACCGCTGCGCAGAAACGCGGTCTGCGGTCCGGGTTGCGCGGCGATTTTTGCCGCGAATGGAAATGCCATGTTTCACGCCTCGAATAGCGAGGTTGTCTGTTCCGCGGCGCTCTGCGAAGCCGGTGCCAGCGCTGTCCGGGAGAGTTCTACGGTCGGCACGAAGACTAAATCGAGGGGTGCACGTTCTCAGCCTCGGCGTTGCCGCTCGAGGTCCCGCGGCGCCGGCACCAGGTCGGGATCTCGGCCGTTGTCGGGCAGCACCAGGACCAGCGGTGAATTCGCGTCAGCGTCGCCCCCCGCAGCCCGATCGTCGGGTGCGGCGCGTTCCCGCCATTGCGCCCGTGTCTTCAGCCAGAAGATCTGTGCGACGACATTGCCGCCCTTGGCAGCGGCGAACAACGAGCCGGAGACGAGGGCATTGGCCTCGGCGACCCCGCAATCGAGGTCATCACGACATCGCTTACGCAGCGTTTTCGGCGAGCATCTGATAATCCTGGCGATATCGTCCTGGCGCACGCCAAGCTCGGCCAGATGGCGCACCTTTTCGCGGACCGTAGCATTGACGACAAACGGGTTTCTAGCCACAGAACGAGCCTGAACGATCTGGATCCTCGCAGCGCTCGTCGAATGACTGCCCCGAGGCTTGATGGATCGCGTTCCGCCCGGTGAAGGCTTGCCAGCGCCGCACGATGACATCGACATAAGCCGGGCTGATCTCGAGACCGCAGCAGATGCGGCCGGTCATTTCGGCGGCGATCAGGCTCGTACCCGAACCGAGAAACGGGTCATAGACCAACTCGCCCGGCCGGCTATTCGAAGGCGCCACCGATACATGCGCTCGCCGAGTTGATCTGGAACAGCCTTGATGCCGAAGCGACCCGGGTGGACGTTTCGTGGGATGACGAGCCTCTGGGAGGACTGAAATCGCTCGTCATTACGGACAACGGACACGGATTGCCCCATGCTGACGCAGAGACGCTATTCGGGAGGCTTGGCGGGTCCTGGAAACGGATCGGCGCGAAGACCAAGAATGGTCAGCGGTGGTTACATGGGCATGAGGGCCGAGGGAGGTTCAAGGCGTTTGCGCTAGGCCGGGTCGTCGAATGGAATGTCAGATACAGGGCACAAGACGGTGTGCGTGCCTACAAAATCACGATGCTGGGCGACGACCAACGTCACGTGCGCGTTTCCGACGAACGACTCCTGGAGGGAAGAGACACAGGGGTTCGGGTAACTATCACGGAGGTAAGGGCAACGCGATTTCTCGATCGGGAGGAAACGCGTCAGGGGCTTTCGGAGATTTTCGCCATATACCTGCGCACATACGGCAGTGTCGTATTGTCGATCTCGTCCGTACGCCTTGATCCGTCATTGGCAGTCGCCTCACAAAAGCGGTTCGACCTTCCTGATATTGAGGCCGACGACTCCCTCTATCGCGCGCGGCTGGATGTCATCGAGTGGCGCGGGAAAGCCGCCTCTGAGCGGGTGCTGTATTTATGCAATGAACATGGCTTTCCTCTAGACCGAATAGCTGTTCAATTCCACACCCTCGGCTACCAGTTCTCGGCCTATCTGCAGTCAGAATACTTGGCGAAGCTTCACGATGAAGGTGGTTTGGAATTGCCCGAAATGGAGGTAACTCTGGCGCCTGTGCTGGAGGCGGTAAGGGGGCGGATCAAGGATTACTTCCAAGGTCGCGCGGCACGGGACGCATCAGACATTGTGGAGACGTGGAAGGCGGAAAACGTGTACCCCTTCCCGGCTCCGCCCCAAAACGACTTGGAAGAAGCAGAGCAAAAAGTTTTTAACATCGTTGCGGTCCGAGTTAATGACGCCCTCCCTGAATTGGCGACCGCGCCGAGGCGGACCAAGGCATTTCAGTTTCGCATGCTGAGGCAGGCGATCGAAAGCAGTCCCGCGGACCTTCAGCTTATACTCAAGGAGGTCCTCGATTTGCCGGAGCGGGATCGGCGCGAATTCGCCGAACTGCTTGAACGCACGTCTCTGCCTGCCATCATCGGAGCCTCGAAGCTGGTAGGGGATCGTCTTCAATTTCTTTCCGACTTGGAAACCATGTTATTCGGCGAGGTCAGGACGCACGTGCTCGAACGGTCACAGCTCCACCGGATTCTGGCCGATAATACTTGGGTATTCGGTGAAGAATTCGCACTTACCGGAGACGACCAGGGATTAACGGCGATTCTGCGGACGCACAGTAGGCTGCTAGGCGATAAAATCGCCGTCGATGAACCGGTTTTGGTGCCCGGCGGAAGGCGTGGTATCATCGACCTGATGTTCTCAAAAGTCGTGAAATCAAATCGCCAAGACGAGATCCAGCACCTTGTTGTAGAACTGAAACGCCCGACGAAAAAGATTGACGCCGAGGAGATTACTCAAATCAAACGGTATGCGCAGGCAGTTTACTCGGATAGTAGATTCCAAAACCTAGAGGTCCGATGGGACTTCTGGCTGATAGGCGTCGACCTTTCGGAGTTCGCTCAGAATGAGGCGAAGATCGAGGGATTGCCGGCGGGCGTAATCTGGCGGGGTTTCAACGGACGAGTCACGGCGTGGTGCAAGTCGTGGGCTGAGGTGCTTCAAGCGAACAAAGCTCGACTGCATTTCTTTCAGGAGCGCCTGCATTTCAGGGTCGACCGCGGCGCAAACATGGAGTTTTTACGCCGCCGCTATGACGAACTGTTGCGGAATTTACCCCGGTTGCCGCTCCCGGAATATACGGATAGGGGCCGGGTGGCGGACGCAGCCGATCTCGTTCCCGGGTTGGTGCTCTAGGGAAGGAAGTGCCTGATCCGTGCGTCTAACGGCGTGGAATACAGACACCCCCCGAAGTCCGATTGACGATCACGTCACTCGCTCCGGCTTGGAGTTGCAGAGGGCTCGATGATCCTAATGGTTTTTCCAGCAGCGGTCTCGTAGGTGTCTACATGATAGGTTGCCTGGTCGTCTCCATAAATAAGTAATATTCCTCCAGATGCGTCAGTGTTGGACAAAAAGATCTCCAGGTGGCGGAGGCCGTATTCTCGTGATTGCCGGGCTGTAGAGCGCTTCAATTCTACCACGATCCTTTCGGATCCATGCGAAAGAAGCATATCAGTTTCCAAAAAACGATCGTTTGTTAAACTTGTTCTCTGGTTTGTAAACACAGAGATGTCGTATTCGATGGAAGATAAAAATCCTCCAAGCGCGCCAAGAAGTTGAGTCTCGGTACGAATAGTCTCGGCTGAGTGCTTAGGGACATATTCGTGAAGGAATTTGATGAACGCTTCAGCAGCCCTATCTATCAATGGGCGATTTTTGACATTGGTATCCATCGTAATATTCTGATTTCGGATATCTTTTTTTACAGCAAGAAAAGCCAATTTTTCGGCGATTTGGTCAATCAATAATTTTGAAAATGCCGATACCGATACGATCACAAGGAAGGCCTCGTCTTCCCAGGCACCTGCGCAAGACGACGATCGTGGCACTGGCGCGAAAGCTACTGGTCGCGCTCTGGAAATATGTGACCACCGGTGTCGTCATCGAAGGCGCTACGATGAAGACCGCTTGACGAACACCCCTAATCGAATCCCGTCATCTTCCAGGACCTGATCAGTCCTGGCGGATCCAGGTGGACGAACCGAAGCAAGCCATGGCCTGAAACGCCGCTTTCGAGAATGGTTCTCGTCTTCCTGAGCCCTGCCCGCCGCAAGCGGGATGTTGGTGCAGCCGTCATCAGCGGCGACCGTATGTGAGGTTGATCGTGCTCGGAAACGGGCCGTGTCATTGCAAAAGGG